TGATATACAAGATACAGTTCTTAATAAGGGATATTGGTAAAAAGAATAAAACGCTTGACGATAATTTATAAACATATTATAATAATATAGATGTTTGGATTCCTATTTAGCAAAGAAGTAAAGGCTCTTAAGAGAAGGATGGCTATTGCAAATAAGCTATTCCATGATCAAAACTATAAACAAGCCCATGAAGTGCTTCACGATAAGAAAGCATTTAAACTAGAGGATATCAATTATGATAGGGATTTTGAGATCTTTGATAGTAAGTTTATGGATCTTATTGCTGAGACAGGATTCCAAGCGTGTTACCTGGTATTGAAGAGAGATAATAAATACACTGAAAAAGCTCATACTGTCACCGGAGGGGAAACTGTATCTCAGGATTTCCTCACTGATTGTTTAATTAAGAAATTAGGGAAATGATGAAAACATCAAAGCAAATACAAAAAGAAATAGATAGTAACAATGAATTGCTTATGTCTAAGTTATCAGAAATAAGGGAAATTAGAAAAGAACAATTAACTCGTGCAATAGATGAGCACAATGGATCTATCGATGAATTGTTTAGTAATAAACAAACTGAAACTAAGTATATTCTTCCTGGTGTATATCCACCACCTAGAGGATTTAGATGAAATCAGACTTTAAACAACACCCAACCAAAGAGATAAAACTATCTGAGATTACCTTTTACGGTAACAACCCCACCATACACAGACCGGATCAAATCCAGAAGATTAAGAAATCTATCCATGAATTCGGTATGTTCAATTATATCGGAGTCGATAAGAATAACCTATGTGTATTCGGAGAGGGCAATGAGAATATGGGTAAGACTCTCACTGTATTCGATCTCTCCTCATTAAATCCAAAGCAGATTAAGAAAGTCAGAGTCATTGATAACTCATATCACGAAGGATTTGATGAGGGCCGACTGATGAAAGCCATTGAGGATATTTATTCTAATGTTGAAGATAACCTGAGTGGCATTCAGGAAGAGTTGAATCTCGATATATCCAAGATGTTCAAAGAGATTGAAAAGGAAGCTGAGTCAGATTCAAAGCCGAGGTCTGGAAGTATCCAGGTAGTCTCTGTGATATTGGAATTCCAGAAAAAGGATCACGATTTTTATTTAGAACAAATGAATATACAAATGAAGAAACACAACATACAGACTATATCTGATATGGTATTAAAACTATTGGAGGATGCCCAAAATGGCTAAAGAAGATAACAAAGAAGAAACAAAAAAAGATACTATTAAGAAAATAAGCAAAAGTGATGTTGAATCCGCTTATGGAAATCTAAAAGCTACAATCAGCAAAGGATTGCCAGATGGCGTATTCAAAGAGAATACTCTCAAGTTCCTGGAAAGGTCTTTAGATAACGCTGTTGCTTCATTAAAATAAAAATATCATCATAGAGACAAATGACAACATCAGGTAAGACAATCTTAATCTGTAGTACTCAAGGATGTGAGAGAGAGAAAGCCAGGGAGGGCAAGTGCTTACATCATCATATTGAGGAGTTGAATGAGAAGATAATGAATAAATCCATAATTATAGAAAGATTTATGAGATGTTTTAATGGTGGAACTAATCCTGTATTGTGTGATAAGTGTCTGGAAATTGGACAAGAAGAAATGAATAAATAATGGGTGGTAAATTCAAACATACTAAAGACAATGACGGGATAGACTATTATCCTACTCCCCCATCGATAACCAGGCAGTTATTAGATAGGGAGAAATTCAGTGGATCTATATTAGAGCCAGCTTGTGGTGAAGGTTATATATTTCAGGTTATTTCAAGACATCACTATACCTGTTTTGCTTCTGATAAGTATCCATACAAGTTTGGTGCTGATGTTCAAGATTTCCTTGAGCGTGATGTTTGGTGGAAACCAGTAGATAATATTATTACGAACCCTCCATTTTCTATTAAGGATGAATTCTTGTTGAAAGCAAAGTGTATAGCACAAAAGAAGATAGCGTTCTTACTTCCCCTGGACTTCTACCACGGTAAATCAAGGTATGACAATATCTGGACGGGTGACGGATCCAAGAAATTTCCATTAAAAAAGATATGGGTATTTGTCCGGAGGCCATTCTTTCAACAAGAGATTGTAGAAGATACCTATACAACCGGAGCTGTAACTATGGCATGGTTTATTTGGGATAAAGAACACAAGGGAGAGCCAACCATAGGCCATATTGATAATACCAAATATGTAAAAGGAACTGGTGAATATAATAAAGAGGTTGAATTACAAGACGGTCAGATACTAATGGAAGATTATGCCAGCTAAAAAGAAACACCTCATTAAATCAATATCCATGAGTAAGATCAAGAGATATAAAAACAATCCCCGGACTCACGATGAAAAGCAGATTGAGATATTAGTCCAGAACATTAAGACAAACGGATACATAAACCCCATAATAGTAGATAAGAAGATGGTCATCATTGCTGGGCATGGTAGACATCAGGCACTTGAAAAGATATATGGCAAAAAGGATCCAAAAATCAATATCGTGATAGCCGACCTTACCCCAAAGGAAGCCAGGAAACAAAGGATAGCTGATAACAAGATTGGTGAACTATCAGAATGGGATATGGAACTCTTGCAAGCTGAGATCATGGATATGGTTAATAAGATTGAAGGGATGGATAGTGTTCTAGATGAGTTAGCTTTAACAGAAGATAATATATTCCCTGATGATTTCAATCCTGGGACACTTGATGACCAAGGGCAGCTTGATAGACTTGATCCAAAGATGGTTAAATGTCCTAAATGTGGAAAGGTACACGATGCAAGAAAAACCGAAGTTAAAACTTGATTGGGCTACTCACGATGCTTGCAAATATGCTTGTCAGAATTGGCATTATAGCAAGAGTGTGCCTGTGCCTCCATTAGTTAAAATTGGAGTTTGGGAGAACGATGTTTTTATTGGAGTTGTTATTTTCTCTCGTGGTGCGAGTAGCAATCTATTGAAACCGTACAAGCTTAAACAAGATGAAGGATGTGAATTAACAAGAGTAGCATTAAATTCACACGTTAACGAAGTGACAAAGATAATCAAAGTTGCTATATTGTTTTTATGTAAAGCGTGTGAAGGATTAAAATTAATCATTAGTTTTTCTGATATGCATTATGGACATCATGGGGGTATTTACCAGGGAGGCAATTGGATCTATGTAGGAAAAACACAAAAGGGAAAAGAATACTGGTATAAAGGCAAGAGATTGCATTCTCGGCAAGTTGCAGAAAAGGGATGGAACATACAACAGGGTCAAAAAAGAAAGACAGTAAAACCTAGTCAATGCAATATAATTGAGACAGTTGGAAAGTATAGATATCTGATGCCACTCAATAAGAAGATGAGGAAAAAGGTAATGCTTTTGAGTATGCCCTATCCTAAAAAAGCGAGTATAGCTTAATGGTGAAGTGTTTGAGCTCCACTCAGGAGAAGGCGGTTCGATTCCGACCTACTCGCTCCGATTTACAAAGTCTGAATAGAGTCGTAGTATAGTGAAGAAACCAAAGAAAGCTATAAATAAGAAACAAGCCAAATATCTTAAAGGGATAGCAAACGGACTATCTAAAAAGGATGCTGCTTTAAAAGCTGGATACACTGAGTCGATGGCACTCAATGCAAAGCAGAAGATTGAGAATGATATGGAAACCCCAATGGCCAGGGCTTTGAGAAGGGTTGTGCTACCGATGAGAAAGTTGCCGAAAGATTAAACAGAGCCCTATTTGCTAAGAGGACAGTCTTTTATACAAAGAAATCAATCGCTAGAAAACTCGATGAGGACACTGGTAAAATGAAGATCATCGGATCAGGTGCTATCACAGCAGAAAAAGAGGTCGATGATAACCAAGCTGCAATGAAAGCTGTTGAACTTATCGGAAAGTTTAAATCTCAGTTTCTTCAAAAGATAGAACACTCCGGGTATATCGATGATGAGAATCCAGCCGATGAATTGAGTGTGGATGAGCTACAACAGATACTTGATATATATGAAGGGAAGGGTAAAAAGCGTAAGAAATAAGGTACTTGACTTATCTTTATAAATAGTTTATAATCTTAGTATAAGATAAATAATCAAGGTGGTACAAATGCTTAAATCTGAATGTTGTGGTGCTGATGTAGATGAGGATATTCCTCTCTGCTCTGACTGTAAAGAATGGTGTGATACTTATAATGATGAAGAGGGGGAAGATGACCATAAACTACATTGTAAGAAACATCCTAAATGGTCTGAGTTCCTGTCATTTATTGAATGGTGTAAGTCAAGTTGCACTTGTAACAAATATGATAATGAGGAGGAAACCAATGTCTCTTAATTACAATCTAAAATGTGAATGTTCTGAGTGTGGTAAGACTTACGATGAGGTCGAGATCACTATTGTAGCAGATAAAAGTGAGGTCTGTGATTGGTGTATTACTGAGTTTGATGATCAAGGGGAAAAGATTGAGTGACCATGAGTGATATACAACGGTATGATATTCTACTTAGGTATAAAAATGGAGTGAATTTATTCTCTTCGATGGAAGAACTTGATTTAGGACAATATATTAAATACGATGACCACCTTAAAACCATAGAAGCCAAAGACAAAGAAAACAAAGCACTCATGGACGGGATAGAAAACCAACAAGAAAAAGTTGATGAACTAATTAAACTCAATATACCAGGAAGCGGACATTTTTTGGGTGAAATGAAGATTGAACTTAATAACCTTCTATCCTCCAATACCCCTGTGGACAAAAGCACAGGTATTGTGTCCAAGGAATGGAGTGATTGGTATCTATACGTTGGAGAAGTTGATTTTAAGGATGAGGTAACAACTTTCTGGGGAAAAGAAAGGATGACTGCTAGTGGGAATATTCTTAATGAACTAAAGCCTAAACGCTACCGAATTAAACTAAATGGTGTGAAAGTAGATAAATATGAAACAGAAGACATATTCAAAAGAATGTTAAAAGCCCATAAGGTGGGGATGATAACAAATTATGAAATGCTTGGTAATGACCCACACAATAAGATTATTATAATAAAGGATGAATCAACTATAAACCAAAAGGAATAAGATATGACAACAAGGGATAAAATATATTTAATAATAGGTTCTTTTTGTGTGGGTTCAGGAATGATGGCATTGATATTTACGGGTGAAGCAAGGACTATCATAGGTATTATGTTAGGTATATTAATTGTTGCAACGCACTTTACACCCAACCAAAAGGATGAATGATATGGAAGTGTATATAACAAAAGACGAACACGCTAAGTTCATAATATTTATAAATGGCTTTAAGATAGCAGATTTACCCAGAGACTTTTTAAGGTGGGATAAATGCCCAAAAGAAATATTAAACATGGGTGATAATTCATTTATAACCATTAAAGAAAAGGACTGAACTACAACCGTTATGGTAACAGGAGAAAACAATGTCAATAGCAGATAAAGAAAAAGGGTTATACAATAAATACGAAATAACTAAAACAAGTGGTTATTCGATAGATTCAGATGCAAAGTTTTTTGTTTTACGATATGACAAAAATCAAAAGGATAAATACCATCACATGGCTTGCCGTATTGCATTGAATGCTTATGCTGATGCTATCAGGCCACATATTCCTAAATTAGCAAGTGACTTAGATTGGGAATTAGAACACCAATAAATAGGAGACAATATGTTAGTGCAGAAATATAGAAAAAAGCCAGTAGTGATTGAGTCAATGCAGTGGACGGGTAAAAACCATAGAGATATGCACGATTTTTTAGAAGGTGATTCAGATGCTTATCTGCAACGTGATGGGGATAATTTTTATATTAACCATTTACAGGTTAACGGTGGTTTAATAATAAAGACACTTGAAGGGGAACATAAAGCCAATATAGGCGATTACATTATTAAAGGTATTCAGGGAGAATTTTATCCTTGTAAGCCCGACATATTTGAAAAGACTTATGAGCTAGTTAAGTAACCAAATGCGTTATGGTAACAGGAGAAAAGAATGGATTGGTTAGAAACACTTATTTTATTAATAATTGTAAGTAACGTTGTTATGGCAGGGATTAATCATAATTCACACTCATTTCTTGGATGGCTTTTGGTAACCATGTTATTTTTGTTAGGAATATTAGAGGATGCAATAGAATCAATCAAATGACAACCACTAAATAGGAAACACATAATGGATGAAATATTAGATATATCTTTGAGAATAGAAGAATGGATAATAAAACAATCATCACCAAACCAAAGCCACAAATACAGCCGATGCATTATATGTAATCTTCCTTGGTGGGATAATGACGAAAGACATAATTTTGATTGCTTTGTACCTAATTTAAAAAGGGTTATAAGAAATCAGCAAATAGAAACAACAGGAGAATAGACAGAATGAAGAGAGATATGGTCGATTACATTATGATCCTGGGATTGGTTCTGTTTATCGTCTTGATGGTATATGCACTTAATCCTTGACATTTATTTATAAAAGGTTTATAATAAGAGTATGAAGATAAAGGAATTATTTAAAATCATTAGTGGCTATGTTTGGAAAAGGAAAAAGGTTAAAACGTATGATGTCAGCAATATCAGTATATCTATTAATGGTATTGAGATAAAGGGATTTGATCCTGATGAAACAATAATACTTAATTCGTCAAGGCAAAAAGATGAATCAGCTTAGAACAATCAAGCAAAAGATAGAGTACATCCTCAACATCTCCGAGCAATGCCGGAACGATGACAAGATCCTATATCTTACTTATGTCAAAAAGTTCCATCGTGAGTCAGTAACCTACAGTAAGATTAAAGATAAATTCTACATGTCCTTCGAAGGGTTTATGATACTTCCAAACTATGCCACGATTAAAAGAATAAGAGCTATCATCCAGAAAAAAGAAGGTAAGTTTCTGCCAACAGACCCAATCATTATCAGACGTAGATTAATGCAACAGAAACAGATGAAATCATTTGCAAAAGAAGAGAGTCTTAATTCGGAGCATCCATAATGCATTATAGGATTTCATTTAGAATAACCCAAAAGGAATATAATCATATTCTTTCAGCAGAAAAAAACAAACACAGTAGGTGGTGGTATCGCTTCTATAAAAAGTATGGAGTTTATTACAACACAATAGAATTTAGCAATCCTTATGATCATCTATTGGGAACTGGAATAAGAATACCTGTTCATCAATACCCAATGGTAAAATTAACCCCATGAATGAAACAACCAGGAGAGATAAGTAAACAGTGCCTTTTGTATTGTCAGCTTATGCGAACCTCAATATGTATTTTCTTTTTCCTTATTCTTTTCAATTGTGATAAAGAGCCTCAATACATACCCCCCACACTTGATGAGTTATTTGTCATTATTGGCAGCAACTTCAATATAGATCCATCTTTAATAAAAGCAGTCTCATATTGTGAATCTTATTTTGTAACCAATACAAACAGACATGAGCCTCAATTGAAAACCAATTGGAAGTATGTAAAATCAATACCCAAGATATATAGAACAAATGAGTTATGTTATTACAGCCTCGGTTTAATGCAGCTACTTCCAGGTACAGCTTACTGGTTAGGATATGAAGGGCCACCAGAAGGATTGTACGAGGCATCAAATAATATCTATATCGGTACAAAGTTTATTAAGATACTCCAAAGGGTTTACCCAAAGACAGAAGATATGTACAGTTCTTATAATGGGGGCCATCCTCTCACTAATACAAACGGGACTTACCGTAATCAGAAGTACATTAACAATGTGAAACGCAAATACAAACAGTATTCACTTAAAATGAAATGATATAATTATCGATGGATTTTATAGACTCATTGGGTGATTTACTTATTAAATACATCTTATTATTGATCAATGACAAGAGCTTTCAAGATGGATCTCGATTCTGCTTTTACGTGATACTTGCTGCCGAGGGATTAAGGATGTTCACTGGAATCATTCTTTATTCTTTTGGAATGGATGAAAAGAGGATTAAGAAGATATCACATAGACAAGGATTATTATTAAACTTCCCGGCTGCTTGTATAGTTGCCTATAAGATAGGTGGAGAAAACACCGAGGATGTAATAACAACCGGGATCTTTTATGGAGTTATCACATTAGGTATTCACTGGCATTTCGTAAAGTTCATCATGCCTTTTTTCAATAAGTTATTTAAAGGATTCAGTATGTCTAAGTTTGGATCACAGTTATTAATTATTGTTGTAAAATGGATAGGATTCGATCTCACAAAAAGGAAAAAGTAATAAAAGAGAAACCTGATAAGGTTGACTTAGGGATCAAAAAGTTATTCTCGATATATACTGTAAAAGAGAAACAGAACTACTTTTCTGGTATTAAAAATAACATAAAGAAAATCAAAGAAACTCCATGTAAGTGTCATATAATGGGACTATGCCCAAAGTGTGCCTTCTTGAATCTTTATGCAAAGTTTAATGGACACAAGCTTTATTGAAACACCATACATTCCAACCATAAACCAGGTTGAGAAGTCTATTTGTGAAAAGTCTTTTTACAAGTTCTTTCTACGTTCCTGGCCTACCTTTGAACAACAGACACCATTTGTAGATAACTGGCATATTGAGTATCTATGTGATACCCTCCAAGCTGAGATAGAACGGATTGCAGCCGGGAAGGAAAGAAAGAAAAGTATTATTATCAATGTCCCTCCACGCTCCTTAAAATCAGATATTGGAAGTGTTGCCCTCCCTGCATGGATATGGACAAAGTACCCTCATATAAAATCAATCACCTCATCCTATGCTGCATCATTAGCAAAAGATCTAGCAGTTAAAAGCCGTGGAATTCTAGAGTCTCAGTGGTATCAATCTAAATGGGGTAATACGTTTAAATTCAGTCAAGATCAAAATGAGAAAACATACTTCAAGAATGATAAAGGTGGTCATCGTATCTCTCTTGGAGTAGACGGTGCTGCTACTGGTAAGGGTGGTGATATCATTATCATCGATGATCCACAAGACCCAAAGACAGCCAATTCTGAAAAGGAAAGGGAAAATGTAATGCGGTGGTGGGATATGACAATCTCTACCAGGTTGAATGATGCAAAGACCGGAGTCTTTATTATTATAATGCAAAGGCTACACGATCAGGACTTGACCGGGTATATCCTAGATAAGACACCTGATGACTTCATTCACATCTGCATACCATCAGAGATAAACAACGTATCTAAGGTAAACCCCAAGATATTAGAGAAGTATTATGAGAAAGGGTTATTCTTTAAAAATAGGTTTGATAAAAAGGTATTAGATGGACATAAGAAGCGGTTAGGATCAAAGGGATATGCTAACCAGTTCTATCAATCATCGGCACCAGATGAGGGCATTATCTTTAAAGTCGAATGGTTTAAAAAGAGATGGTCAATCCTTCCTGATAAGTTAGAGTTGGTCCAGCATTGGGATTTAACATTCAAAGAAACAAAAGAGGGTTCTTATGTAGTCGGCCAAGTATGGGGCAGAAAGGGGGCAATGATATTTCTAATCGATGAGTTTAGAAAACGAATGGATTATGTTGCAACCAAGAAAGCTATAAAGCAAATGAAAAAGAAGTATCCAAAAACAGGATTGATATGGATTGAGGACAAGGCCAATGGACCAGCTATCATAAGTGAACTCGGAGCCGAGATAATGGGTATAAAAGGATTTCCAAAAAAGGATTCTAAGGAAGCTATGGCCCATGCCAGTACCCCATTTTGGGAAGCTGGTAATATCTATCTACCTAATGAATACTGGATAGATGATTGGATTGAAGAGCATAGAGTATTTCCAAATGGTAGATATAACGACAGAGTTGATATGTCAAGTCAGGCTATTTCTATATTTGGACATACAGCTAAAATATGGTGGTAGTGTTTACTAGATGATAAAATAAGATTATGTCAATGATGACCCTCATTAATACGATCAGTCGAGTCACCCGAGTTGATTCTTTCCTTAATTTCTTTACAGGATTAAATACTGAAAAGGATAAGATCAAGGCTGCTATACCACATCATTTCTTTTTAGCTCAACCAGAAGTCGAGGAGCTTTATGCAAGTGACTCTTTATCTAAAAGGGTTGTCAATAGTATCCCAATGGATGGTACTAGAGAATGGATTGAGTATATTAATCTAGATCCAGAGGCTATCAAGTTTTTATTACTTCAAGAAAAAAGGCTTAAGGTTAAGTCCAAGTTTACTCAAGCTCTGATATTCGCCCGTTTGTATGGTGGGTCTGCTATTTGGATGGTCGTTAATGATGGCCGAGAAGTCAATGAGTCTCTTGATGTAAAGAATATGGATTCTATTGATAACCTGGTTGTACTCAATAGATGGGAATTGTGGATTGATTCAACAGATATACAAAGCAATGCAGCCGAGTCTAACTTTGGTATGCCGATATTCTACAGACTTAATATACATACAACTGGTGGCCTTATTTTTAATACCAGAAAAGTAGTTCTGTTTCTCTTTTACAGTATATATCGAGAATAACTTTTTGATCCCTAAGTCAACCTTATCAGGTTTCTCTTTTATTACTTTTTCCTTTTTGTGAGATCGAATCCTATCCATTTTACAAC